CATTGATCCGGTCGAGCATCCCGGCATTATCAAGCGCGACTGCATCGTGCTGGATTTCGGCACCTCCTCACAGATCCATGGCTGCCTGGAACAGGATGTGGATCTGGACAGCCAGCCCGGCACTGGTGAGGCCCCGACCAAAACCTGCCCATCCTGCGAGGCGGAAATCCCCATCGCCGTGATGGAATGCCCGATTTGCGGTCATGCCTTTGAGGCAGGTGGACACGCGACGGCACCAGTTTCCGATTTCATCATGACAGAAATCGATCTGCTCTCGCGCTCCAGCTTTGAATGGTGCGACCTTTTCGGTGATGACGCGTCACTGCTGGCCAATGGCTTTCATGGCTGGGCGGGCATCTTTTTCCTGAACGGTGCCTGGCACGCGGTGGGCGGTGCGCGGGGCGAACAGACAAGGCTGCTCTCCATCGGCGAACGCATGATCGCGCTTGCCGCCGCGGATGATTGGCTGAATGAGCACGAGACCGATGAAAGCGCCCATAAAAGCCGCCGCTGGCTGCGTGAGCCACCGACCGAGCGGCAATTGGCGCATCTCCAGCCCGAGCGGCGCAGCGATTACAGCCTGACGCGCTATCACGCCTCGGCGCTGCTGACCTTCAAATTCAATCGCAACACCATCCGCTACCTGATCCAAAATGCGCAGGGCGCCAATCTGGCGAGGGCAGCATGAGCCATGACGCGCGCTGCCCAATACCCCTGCGCCGTCTGCGCGCGCCCGGCACTCGGCTTTGGTTGGTTCGACCCAATCAAGCAAAGACAGCGCCGCCCCTCGGTCATGTTCTGCAGCATTGCATGCCAGGGCTTTTGGTCGCGCTTAGCACGGAGATCGCCCGCCATGGTTGATCTGTCCGAGCAGGAACAAGCCGCCATGCGCGCTGCCATGCGCAACCTGGGCGAGGCCATGCACGAAATCGGCTGGAACACGCGCCTTTGCGATTTGAACGAGGCCCAGGTGCTGACGCTGATCGAGGTCGCGGTCGGCGCCTTTCAGGACGCCATGCGGGCCAGCGCCCGGCAGGAAATCGGGGAGATACCCTTCTGATGCTGGATTTCAACAGCCGCAGCCAGGCAGGCCTTGTGATCAACGCCGCGATTGATACCGCGCTGGAGCAGGACAACTCTGCCCAGGCACCGCGTAGCTATCTCGGCGGCTCGCGCCTGGGTCATGCCTGTGAGCGCGCGCTGCAATTCGAATACCTCCAGGCGCCCAAGGATGAAGGTGCCGGCTTTGACGGCAGGCTGCTCCGCATCTTTGCCATCGGCCATGTGCTGGAAGATTTGGCTGTGGCTTGGTTGCGCGGCGCAGGCTTTCAGCTTTTCACGCGCAAGGGCGATGAGCCCGAAGCACCGCAATTCGGCTTTTCCATCGTGGGTGGGCGCATTCGCGGCCATGTCGATGGTGTGATCGCCGGCGGGCCCAACATTCCCGGCATGGCATTTCCAGCGCTTTGGGAATGCAAGACCATGAGAGCCAAGGCCTGGCGCGAGACTGCGAGCAAGGGTGTCGCTGCGGCCAAGCCGATCTATGCCGCGCAGATCGCAATCTACCAGGCCTATATGGACGCCGCCATTCCAGGTGTTGCGGATCATCCGGCGCTGTTCACCGCCATCAACAAGGATACCGCGGAACTTCATCACGAGCTGGTGCCATTCAATGCGGAATTGGCGCAGCGCATATCAGACCGTGCGGTGCGTATCCTGCGGGCCAGTGACGCCGGCGAATTGCTGCCGCGCATCGCGCTGGCCGCCGATCACTTCGAATGCCGCTTTTGCCCCTGGGCAAAGCGCTGCTGGGACCAGACTGCATGACGGTCTGGACCGATTTCAACGACGCGACAGCGACGCTGGAGGATCGACTTCCCGACGCTGGGCAGTCGATCCCAACACCCGCTGCACCGGATCTGGAACAGATCGCCTGCTTTCTGTCGGTGGCCTTCAGCTATTGCGAAGGGCTCATCCCGGTGCGCGGCTTTGTCGATCAGGGGCAAGGGCTGACGATCAAGCCGCACAATATCTGGATCCCTGCCGATGCCACCGCGCCGGAATTGCTCGCCACCTATGCCACCTGGGCCGCGCGCGAAGGTAGCGCTGTTTATGTCATTCCCGGCACGGTCGCAGAGCATGGCCAGGCCCGCGCCGAACATGTGCTGCAAATGCAGGCCATGGTGGTGGATCTCGATACCGGCGATATCGCGGCCAAGCTTTCGCACCTGTTGCAGCACCTCGGCGAACCGACGCTGATTGTCGAAAGCGGTGGGCGCACCGCTGAAGGTGCGGCCAAGCTGCATGTCTGGTGGAAACTGACCGAACCGGCTGCGGGGGCAGAGCTTGCGCGGCTTTGCGCCTTGCGCGGTGAAATCGCCGATAAGGTCGGCGGCGATCCGCATTTCCGCTCCGCCCATCAGCCCATCCGCGTTCCCGGCACTGTCTATCGCAAGGCGGGCGCGGAGCGCATCGTCACCATCCGCGCCCACAACCCCGAGCGCGAGTTGGACCTTGGCGACTTCGCCGAGGCCGTTGCGGCCATGCCCTTTCTGCCAGGCCAGGATCGGCCACAGGCTGGCGCACAGGCCGATAGGCCAGGGCTGGACGCCATACTCACCACACCCGTGCGCGAGGGCGCCCAGGACGCCTGGACGCGCTTTCAAGGTGCCAGTGCCGCCATCGGGCATTTCATCCGCCAGGTGCATGAAGGCCGCATGACGCCCGAGGAGGGCTGGGCAGCCATCTGCGGCTATAACGCAGCCTGTCTGCGCCCGACATGGCCGATCGAGCGGCTCAAGGCCGAGGCTGACGCCATCTGGGCGCGACATGTCACGCGCAATGGGCCCGCGACGCTGCGTGCTGAGGCACTACCAGCCGAAATCGCATCCTACCCGCTTGGCGCCTTGCTGGATGACACCTCGCCCATGCCTGATGACCTGATCGGGCCGCGCGTGCTGACACCAGGGGGCATGCTTGTGCTGGGCGGCGCGCCCAAGGTCGGCAAATCTGATTTTCTGATCAGCCTGCTGATCCACGCCGCCGCCGGCGCGCCATTCCTGCGCTTTACCGCGCCAAGGCCGCTACGCGTTTTCTATCTCCAGGCCGAGATCCAATACCACTACCTGCGCGAACGCCTGCAGCAGCTGCGGCTTGATCCAACGATCCTGGCCAAGGCCCGCAATACGCTGGTGGTCACGCCAAAGCTTCGCATGCTGCTCGACGAACAAGGCGTGCCCCTGGTGGCCGCCGGCATCCGCAGCGCTTTCCCCGATGCGCCGCCCGACATCATCTGCATCGACCCGATCCGCAACCTGTTTGATGGCGGCCCCGAGGGCGAAGGCGAGAACGACAACGGCGCCATGCTGTTCTTTCTGCAAAGTCGCGTTGAGGCACTGCGCGACATGGTGGCCCCGGAGGCCGGAATCATCCTGGCGCATCACACCAAGAAGCTCAGCAAGCAGCAGGTAAAGGATGATCCCTTCCTATCGCTCTCCGGCGCCAGCGCGCTGCGCGGCTTTTACACCTCCGGCATGATCCTGTTTCGGCCGGATGAGGAAAAGACTGGGCGCGAATTGCATGTGGAATTGCGCAATGGGCCAGGTCTGGAACCGATGCTGGTCGATAAGCGCAACGGCGCTTGGATCGAACTCGACCGCCAGGGCGAGCGGTTGGTAAGGCAGGAAATCGGCCGCAAGCTCGATGCGGAGCGCGTTCGCCGGCACGATGTCATTCTGACACAACTCGCCGAGGAAGCCGTCGAGGGTCGTCTCTACACCAGCGCGCAGTTCGCCGAGCAATTTGAGAACCAGGCTGGTCTCGGCGGTAATTCCACCATCCGCGAGCGGATCAGCGTCCTCGCCACCAAGGGCTACATCAAGTTCCTCAAGGATGGCGGTCCCTTCGGCTTGCCATATTGCCGATCGAAATTTGGCTACCTCGTCATCGAGGACATGGAGTTCGGTCCCGGCGAGGAGACGGTTGATCCCGACACCGGAGAGATCCGCACCACCTTCCGACGCGTCCTGCCCAGCCACTTTAAGGAGCCGACCTCAGGCGCCGCGATCGAGGTCGAGAACCCTGAAGTATGGGTCCGCGCCCCCGGTGGAGAGGCGCCATGAACGCCCAGACCAGTTGCCAGAATGGACCAGTTGCCAATCTGGCAACTTGGCAACTGCTCATTTCTGGCAACTGCTTTCGCTGTAAGATCAATGGCTTAAAGGTCGCGAGCAGTTGCCAGCCAGCAACTCTGGCAACTGGTCTGGCAACTGCTTTTTCATCAGCAATTTCAGTGTCTTACGACCAGTTGCCAAGTTGCCAGAATTTCACCCCCCTACGGGGGGTGTGCGTGCGCGCCAGAAAAGGCGCGCGCACACCACACCCCCGTGGGGTCAGGGGGCGCGTTCACAACCCTCCCCAACACCCCATCCCCAAAGCCGGGCAGCGACGGTGTGCTCCGCCAAGAACCCCACCGCCGCCGCCCTCACCACAACCATCCCCATCAGGAGACAATCATGGCTCTCTCGACTCTCCCCATGTCCGCGGCGCTGGCAAGCAGGCCGCCTAGCATCAGCGGCAGTGATATCGGCCCAGCACGCCGCCCAGGCGTCCTGGCGCTGGACCTCGGCACCACAACCGGGTGGGCAGTTCGCTTGGGTGACGGCGGCACGGTCTCCGGCACCATGACCTTCAAGCCCGGTCGCTTTGAGGGCGGCGGCATGCGGTTTTTGCGCTTCACGGATTGGCTCGTTGAAATCGCCATGCATGCGCATGGCTTTCGGCGAGTGGTTTTCGAGGAAGTGCGCCGACACGCTGGAACGGATGCAAGCCACGTCTATGGCGGTTTCCTGGGCACGCTCACCGCCTGGTGCGAGCAGAAATCCATCGCCTACCAGGGCGTCCCGGTCGGCACGATCAAGCGCTACGCGACCGGCAAGGGAAATGCCGACAAGGCCGCCATGATCGCTGCCATGCGTGCTCGCGGCTTTGCGCCGGCGGATGACAACGAGGCCGATGCACTTGCCTTGCTGCTCTGGGCCACCGACGCAGAGGGAGGCCGGGCATGAGCCATCTTGTGCATGCGCGCCCGACCGATCAGCTGAGCGCGGAAAGCGCTGCTTCTGGCGCCTTGTCCAAAATCCTGAGCAGCGCTTTGGCCGGGCCCGCCGGCAGGCGCTTGCCCTGTTCCCAATTGCGCACCGTATCCACCGGCACACCAAGCCGGGAGGCGAAATCAGCCTGCGTCAGCCCGGTGCGCCGACGCACGCGCCGCGCATACAATGCGGCATCCTGTGCCCCTGCGGCATCATCCTCGGCTGCCTGGCGCTTCAGGTCAGCCTCGGTCGTGGCATCAACCCTGCGGGCATCAATCCGCCCCGCAACAGGCTTGCCGGCTTCAAGCCTCACGCGCACCGTCGCCATAGCGAGATACCTCCTTCGCATTTGCCTTGCGGGCGGAAATGATGCGCAACGCATCCCCACGCGGCGTGTAGACAACCAGGAACAGACGCGAACCGATGCGGCCAAGCACCCGATAACGCGGTTCGCCATAATCATACCGATCGTCGAGCTCGATCAGGCGATCCGGATCGAGAAAAACCTGGATTGCATAGGCGAAGTCGAAACCGCGACCAGCAAGACAGGCTTCGCTCTTGGCGTCGTCCCACTCAAATTCCATGGCCATCATATAGGCCAGAGGACGACAAAACCCAAGTCCTTTTTCCCGCTGGGATGGGGAGGCCGGGCATGAGCCTGCACGGCGCACCTATGCTTGCGCAGAACCTGATCACGCGCCTTCGCAGCACCACCAACGACGCCAAATTGAACGCCATGCGGGCGGCCGCGTGGCACCGGCATGGCGTGGCCAGCATCGTGGTGGATGACATCACCGATCCCTGGCTGCGCCAAGCCATCACCAACGAAGCCAATCGCCGCTGGGGGCGGCGCAATGGAGGAAACAACCATGGCCGCTAAGCGCAAGACCAAACATCCCGCCAAGCCGCGTGAGGATTTGTCAGCGCCATCGAAGTGGCGCTTGCAGCATGGCGATGTCGGCGAACCAATCCGCGACGCAGATCCCGAGACGGGCACTCCGGTCCGGCATCGCCGCGCCGTGGATACACTCGGCATGATGCTGTCCAACGGAACCGTCACGCCAGAGATGCACGAGGCAGGTTGCATCTTCCGCACGCTATTTCGCAGTGCTGCGCTCGATAGCATGTCAACCTCTCAGCTGATCCGTCTCCCAGGATCAACCGCTGATCGTCTATCCAACCGTCAGCTTGACGCGCGTCGCCGCGTGTTTGCCGCCATGGATGCGCTTGGTGGAGACGATAGCCCGCCAGGCTCCTGCATC